TTGCGCCTTGAGGAAGTGAATGGATATTCCCATTAATTGCAACTTTTCCATCTTCTATTTTTAGATTATTCAATGTAATGCTATCCAAGTCTTTCATTTGGAAAAAGACAGATAAACCATTAATCTGAACCTTAAGATCATCAAAATTTCCAGCATCATTAGGTTCAATTTCAATAGATTCAATTATTCGTTCGATATCCATTAAAACTAACAACATTAAAGACATTTGTTGTTGATATGAATAGCCATAAATCGCATTTAGTGAAGGCTTCATTCCCTACCCCGTCCAATCCAGCTTTATAAAGTTAAAATAAAAATTGAGGTACTCCAAATCTCAAAGTTCCGTTGTCCGTAATCAAGTCTCTCTTGAGCAGCAGAAACAGCGCTTTTAGTAATAAACTCGTTGTCCATTTTCCGATTCATTGACTACATCGACAATTCTTCATTCGAAATATCTTCCAACTTTCTGCAATAAACCGTCGCGCCGCGACTCTCTATCAGGGAGAAGAATCACCATTGTAACTTAATCGATGCAGGATAGAATACAAGCCCCAATACAAATAAGAACCATATTTCATAAATTAATCTTCTTCAAAGAACTTTTTTCAGATAAAACCAATGAATTTAAGCCCCTAAACGGGATACGAGCGATTGCAATAATCTAAACCATTTCACACTCGGACTGAAAGACGTTATTACTAACAATTACATAATATATCACCTATTTAACGAGAGTTCGGCCTAAGGAGAGAGTAAAGGTTAATTGTTATCAAAAGGAACGGAGTGTAAGATCTAATCTTGGCTATTACATCTTACCATTTCTTGAGTTGCCGGAGTTATTTCCCGAAGACGAATTCTTTTCATATCCAAGGTGATGCGTCATCTCGCCTTGCATCGCTCGTTCTACCAGCGATTTCGTGAGTTGCTTTAAAAGGCCTTCATTGCCAATCAGCTCTTCGGGGGTTTTACCTTTGATTAATTCATCGAGTAGTTCTTCTGCTCGATTCTTTGGTTTGCTCATGTTCGTTTATCCTTGTTAATTTTGATTTATTCACAAGTCATTTACACAAACAAGCTGACAGGCTCTTTAAGTATGAAATTGTCG